AAGCGTTGTCTAACATGGGGACCGGCCGCACACGGTCCCCAAATCATAGGGGGGAGGTAAATGGACATACCGGCGGCCCTGGATACGCCCGAATGTCGCGAGGCCATCTACGAATGGCTCGCTTGGCGAAAGAAAATCAAAAAGCCATACAAAACGGACCGTTGGCTTAGATACCTCGAAGACATGGGACCAGAACGAGCACGCGAAACCATAGCGTGGTCACTGAAAAACGAATACCAAGGGCTCTGGCCGCCCTCACAAAAGGGCTACAAAACCACGGAAAAGCCGGGCGAAATCATGCAACACAAACGCCGCAAGCAGTACACCCAGGGGGACCGCGTGAAACTGTGGTTTTTAGACCGTGTGGCGCAAGATGGACGCACGATAGAGCCGGAAGAGCTAGAGCGAGTAAACCGATACGCCGCGGAGAACCGACCAGGCGCAATCATGCGACTATACGAGGATTCGAACGATGCCTAAAACCGTGACCCTTGACCATGGCGAAAGACTGCTAGTTACACAAGCCGGCATCATTCGCCGCCTACACCACATAAGGCGCGACACTGAAGACCGATGGCTAAAGCCTCGATACGGCTACTTCGATACAGACATAATGGCAGCCGGGGCTGAGTATGTTGTTGCTCGTGAGATGAACGCCTTTTGGCACGCCATAACTGACGACAACCCACGCAAACTCCCCGGCGACTGTGGTATCTACCAAGTTCGAGCAACCGAACATAAAAACGGGCGCCTTCTTCTGCACCCGGAGGATGACCCGAAGGCGCTGTTCTTTTTCGTAACCGGGGAGATTCCGACATTTACCATTCACGGCTCTATGCTGGCGTCCGACGGGTTCGATCCGATCTTTTGGGATGAAACGATGCCGACTCCCTGCTACGCTGTCCCGCAACCGGGCAGGGGCTCGCCAATGGAGCCGTACCCTAGAAAAACCTAACCGCTATTCGGCCGCTTGACGGGTAGCCGACCTCACGTGCTATATTGACCACTCCAATGCAAAACGGCTCGACCACCCCTAGCCGTCCGATGCGAGAACGAGCGCGTGTCGGGTCCAATGAGGGGCGGCCGGCGACTCTTTATACCTACAACCCACGGCATGCACTTGACGGGGCGGGCTGGGATGACCAGCGGGGGCCTAACGGCACCGAGGGCAAGGCTGTATCTGGCGCAAGCGGGTACCAAGGGCAGGAAAGACGCTATAGAATGCCAGGGGATAGGGCAATGGGAGCCGGGGGGGGCGTAGGGCTGCACTTGGGGTAGCGTCTAGGCAGGGGAGGGCCGGGGGAGACTACAGGGGAGGGGGGCTTTTGTATCTAGAGGTAGGGGTGGCTACCAAAATGAGTCGGCATGCTATAGTCCATACCGGCAGCTACCCCTATATCTGCCATCCCCCCGGCGCTCCGATCAGAAACGATTGGGGCGCCAACCTTTTTATGCTAGAATTTCCTTGAGAGGGCTGGGCGCGAGAAGCTCTCTCCTCTTCGTGGTCGCCCCGTTGCTCTGGTCCTGCAGCGGGGTGTTTTTTCGCCTGTGCTACAATCATCGGCAGGGCGGGACTGGATGCTAACCCTTCCTCCATCCTTTCTCTGCTTAACGTCTCACAGTCCTTATGCCAATCCGAAGCCTCGGCAGCCGGTCTCGCCCGCTTGAAAAATGAATCGGTAAAAATCTTTTTTTAGGGTATTCAAAACCGTGGGTGATCCAAAGAATCGAGGCGGTGCGCGACCCGGCGCTGGTCGCCCGAAGGGCTCAAAGAACAAGCGAACGTCCGACCTGCGCGAGCGTCTTGTCGGAACGGAAGAGGACCCGGTAAACGTCTTGTTGGAATTCATCGGGCCAGAGAATCCCGTGGCGTTGCGAATTGACGCCGCCAAAACGCTTATGCAATACGCTCACCCGCGGTTAACGGCTTCTAAAATAGAGGCTAAGCTAGACAGCCGCCCGCTAACTATCGAGATTGTGGCGAAGGCTGACAAGCCAGATGCAGCCGATAGCGACTGAGAAGCGCCGCCTTCGCTACGAAGCCAACCCCGCACAAATCCGCGTCCTCACCTCGGACAAGCCGATAATATTTCTCGGCGCTGGTGTCGGCTATGGGAAGACGGAGACGGGCGCCCTGTGGACACTGAATAGGGTTAATTCCTATCCTGTAGACGACCGCGGCCCTGACGCCTCGCCGTGGTTTATGATTGCGGCCAACAGTTATCCGCAGGTCTATGACTCGACCCTAGCCGGCGCCTATGCGCTCTGGCATCGGCTCGGTTGCCATCTTAGCCCGGACAATGTGCCAAAGGGTTATGGTCCAACGAATATCTATCTAGAGGGGCGCTGCATCAAAGTTCGTAGTATGAACAACTACCAGGACATATCGGGAATGCAGATTGCGGATTACTGGCTGGATGAAGTTTGGCAGACACCGCGCGAGGCCTGGAACGTGACACAGGCCCGAGCACGGGACCGCCGAGTCGAACAAAACCGCGGACTGTTAACGACGACGTTAGACGATCCGGACTCATGGATGTATGAGGTATTCGCTGGTGAGGGCTACGACCCCGAGCGCATGGAGGTGTTGTATGCCGGCACGTCGGAGAACGCGGCCAACCTGCCGGTAGATTACATAGACAACATGCGCGCAACGTATTCTAAGCGGCAATTCCAGCGCATGGTAGGTGACCCGTTGCCGCGCTGGGTTTCGCTGGAGACCGGCCTTATTTATCACGCCTTTGGACCGCACAATGTCAGCCCGGAGGCCGATTACGACGAGGCCCTGCCCCTGCTGTGGATGCTGGACTTCAACATCGCAGACGGTGCGCCCATGTCGTCTTGTATCGGTCATCTGCGCAACGGAAGATTTGAGGAGCGGTTACGTCCAGAGCTGCATATCGTGGATGAAATCGTGATTGAAACCGCCGACACACACGACGCCATTAACGAATTCGAGGCACGCGGCTACGACAAAGACAAGGCCGCGGTTAAGATCTACGGCGACGCAGCCGGCAAGGCGCGAGACACCCGCAGCAAAAAGACCGACTATCAGATCCTCGCAGAGCGTGGCTACATAGCGCAGGACGTGCCCTCAGCCAATCCGCCCATTCGCGACCGTCACAACACGGTTAACGCAGCACTGAAAAATGCGGCCGGCGACGTCCGGGTCAAGATTCACCCACGATGCAAGACGCTGATAAAGGGCCTCGAGACAACGCGCCTTAAGGGCGGCGCGCAGTACATCGAAGAAGTGACTAAATTCCAGCACATCACCACCGCGCTGGGGTATGGCATAATGCGACTGCTACCGATGCAACAGCCAGTGCGGATTGGGCCGCGACTGGTAAAACTGAAGGCGAGATGATGAGCGCAGATCCACCCTCACAGATACTCCCAAATGTAAACGAGAAGTGGTTAATCGAGTCGCCGCAGACGAAGATCGGCGCCATCACTCAGCAGACGGACTCAGTTAATACGCCGTCGCGCGAGTGGTCCGTGATGGAGAGCTGGCGAGAACTGCCACGCGATCTGTGGGGCGAGTCGCCGGCCATGCGAGCGGCTAAGAAGAAATACCTACCGCAGTGGGAGGGGGAGGAGACGGACGAATACAAGGCGCGTGTGGATGCTGCGGAACTGGTGCCGTTCTATAAGTCAAGCATCACTGGAATGGTCGACCAGGTGTTTGGTAAGAATATCGAGCTAAACATTAATGAGGGTATCTCTGACGCTGACAATGCCGAGATGCGCGAGTGGTCGGAGAACGTCGACGGCCGCGGGACACCGCTGACCCTATTTGCACGGACGGCCGCCACTGGCTCATTGGCCTATGGGCTAACGTCAGTGCTAGTGAACGTAGCGCCGGATGCGGAGGAGCCAACGCTCTTAGAGATAGAGGGCGGCCGGGTAATTGAAGCGCGCGGGACCGTCGCTGCAGGTGTCGAAGTGTTGGAACGCGTGCGATACATCACGGCGCGCGAAGAGCCAGACGGCAACTGGCTAACGACTCAGATCCCGCGCATCGTTGTGTTGCGTCGTGGTACTGTCGGAGCCTTTACCTCTGAGATTTGGGAAGATCCAGAGGGTAAGGGCAATTTCTCACTGGCCGAGGATGAATCGCAGGCGGAAGTGCCAACAACGGCGGCGGAGAAATTCACGGACATTCCCCTTGTCGACATGCCCACGGGAGAAAGCCAGTTTTGGTTTTCACTACCAGAGCTATATTCGCTCGCAGGAATGAACCGGCAGCACTGGCGGAAAAAGGCGAATTTCGACAACTCGGTAGAAATGGCCTCGGTATCCATGCCAGTCTTTTGGGGTGTGCAGCCGGAAGCGGTAACGGCTCAGCAGTTTGGGGTCTATCGCATCCTCGCGTTTGCATCATCCGAGGGGCGCATGGATATGCTCGCGCATCCTCTCGACTCCGCGAAGATCGCACTGGAGGATCTGGAGAAGCTAGAAGCGCACATGCGGTTTGCGGCAATGGCGCCGTTTCGCGAGCGTGCCTCGGGGCGCGAGCTGGCTACGTCCATACTGCGGGATGAAAAGCAGAAGCTATCGCGGCTTCAGGCGTGGGCGCTTCAGTGGTTGTCTGCTATGCAGCGGTGCATTAACTGGGCGGCGGCCTGGAAAGGATTAGAGGGCGCCCCAACTTTGAGTTATAACCAAGAGGTTTTCGAGGGTCTAGCCGGAAAGCCAGACTTCAAGCTGTTGCTGGAGATGAAGGCGCTAGGGGTCGGGCTGTCAGATGAGTTTTTGATTAGTGAGGCTCAGCGACACGGCCACGCGTCGGATCACTGGGAGCCGGAAGAGGTGGTAGAGGCATCAGAGGGCGAGTTGTGAGGCTTTTCGAGTGGGCCGGTTTTGCTCGTCGCAACCCGTCATGGGTAACGCGCAACGCGCGCCGATCATGGGCAGTAACGAAGGCCATGAGGGCATTCCGTCAAGATAACCCTGAGTCTTGGTGGTCTGGCAAGCCCACCAAGGAAGTGCATCACATTGTCCCTGTATCGGTGGATGCTGAGCGTGCAGGCGATCCCTCAAACATGTTCCCGACCGCGGGGCGCGATGAGCACTACGTCGTGGGCCATCTGGGGATTAGCTGGTCGGTGTATAACCGCTCAATTGTTGCAGTAACGGAGCGGGTCGAAGCCATAGACACAAGATAGGAGACACAGGAATGGGTGAGCCACTCAAAGATTTGAAAACCAGGATTATCTCAACGATTACCGGGCTTGTCGGCTTATTGGCCGCATTCGGGATTGTCGATCTAGACGCCGATATGCTGGTGGAGCATCTAGACGCCATTATCGGGGGCGTGCTGGCGATTATCGGCGCGCTGGGCTGGACCCTGCATCTCAAGATTGGGCGTGAGGCCAAGAATGTCGCCTCCGCAACGGCGCTATCCGTCGCATTGGCTCGGAAGGCTGACGAGGCGAAGGCGGCTAGGGCGGCCGTTGAGATAGCCCCCGAGACGTTGGCAGAGAAGCAAGCGCAGGCACAGAAGGCACCGGGATTACCGAAGCAGCGCGATTATCCAGCCCCGAAAGCACGAAAGAGGAACAAGTAAATGAGAGCGGCCAAGCTTCTAGGGGTCTGCTTAACAGCCGTGTTTCTTCTCGGCGCGAATGGTTGCCCCGATGGCAAGCCAGCTTGTGACGAAATAGACGACGCGATAGAGGCATCAGCCAAGGGCACGGCGCCTCTGTTCAAGCAAGCGATGTTTGCTGCAAGCGGCGAGGACACCTATATCGTGAATTTACGGCCTGTCGTGGGTGTCGCGGCGGTGCACAGGGCGGCGGCGATAAGCGGCGCGGTGCAGTCATGGGGCGCTCAGAACGTGGAGCCGTTGGCGGCGCTAGATCAGGCAATAGCCACGATGGACAAGGCCGCAATAGAACGGGCGCGTGATGACAACCGGGTGCTATTTGTTGAGCGGGTAACGCCCAAGTACGTCTCTCCGATAGAGGGCGAGGCTGTGTCATCCTGGGGCCTGGATCGCGTCACGACAGACAGAGGTGACGTAGACGGATTGATAGATTTGGGCGCGGGGCCGCTCGGGGCTGGCGTCGTAATTGGCGTTATCGACACGCTAGGGCCCGGCGAGCCGTTTCACCCCGACTATGCTGCTCGCGTTATAGGTGGATTCTCCGCCTTCGGTCCCGGTGACGGGCACGGACATGGGACACACGTTACCGGGACGGCAGCCGGCAAAATCTACGGATTAGCCTCCGAGGCAAGCATATGGGTATCGAAGGTCCTAGACGATGCGGGCCGCGGTTCAGATGCTACGGTGCTTCGCGGAGTAAACGCCTTGACCGAGGCATGTGTAGCCAATGGCTGGCGCTGTGTTGCTAATAGCTCGCTGGGTGGGCCTAACAGCCAATCGCTACGCCGCGGCTACTGCAAGAGTGCAGCGGCGGGTGTGTTTCATGCCGTGGCGGCTGGCAATGATAACCAAGGCGCGTGCGGGGCAACGCCGGCCGATGTTGAACCGGCATTTACGACCGCGGCCAGCAACAAATCAGATGGGCGCGCGTTCTTCTCCAATCAAGGGCCATGCTGCGATGGGTTTGCGCCAGGCGTAGACATTACCTCTACCTGGCGCGGTGGTGGTGAACGAGTCTTGTCTGGTACGTCTATGGCGGCCCCGCATGTGGCGGGGGCTGCAGCGGTTTTCTGGAGCCGGAACACGGCGCTAGATCAGGCAGAATTAAAGGCGTTTCTGATCGACCGAATGACTCCCGACGAAATCGGGGGAGCGCAGGGCGTGCCCAATCGGTTGCTGTGGGTAGGTTAGTAAGCGTGCGGCTGAGTGTCTACGGTAAATGAGCGGTTACGCGACGCCTTAATCGCCCGTCAAGTCGGCATCCAACGCCTAGCCTCGCGCCAGGTAAAGCGCGCGCTAGAGATGCTGATCGAATTGGAGAAGCGTCTCGCGGCAGACTTGCGACGGCGCATCCTAGAGGCGCGGATACTCGGCTTTGACACCGGGCCATTTACCACGCTACGGCTTCGCCGGCAGCTTGCCGAGGTGCGGGCGCTAATGGCTGAAGCGTACAGGGCTATCGGTGTTCGGATGGCCTCGGAGTTGAAGCAACTGGCCGCGGCGGAGCAGGATTACCTGGTGCGAATGCTAGAGAACAACGTACCCCAATCCTTGCAGCTGGGCTATGGCCTGGTGCCGCTTACGGTATGGGCAGAGATCGTAGACGATACGGCATTCCAGGGCGGTCTACTATCTGAATACTTCGCCGCGACTGGCCGCAATTCGCTGGTGGCGCAGGCCATGCGGCGCTATGAATCAGAGTTACGCGAGATGATTGCACAGGGCATTATAGCCGGCGAACCGGTGGATAAGGTTGTGCGGTTGTTGATGCAACAAACAAAGGGCATCAGTCGCGCGCATCTTCGGACGATCGTTGATACAGCCACCAAGCATACGATGAACACAGCGCGCGAGAAATTCTTTGATGCTAACGCTGGTAAGGACGGGGTAATAAAAGCCTATCAATGGCTATCGACTCTCGACCTGCGGACCACCATAGAGTTTTGCATCCCGCGAGATGGCAAGGCGTACACGGTAGACAAAGAGCCAATCGGTCATAGCTACGAATGGGGCGAGGGACCGGGCCGCATTCACTACAACTGCCGGTCGGGGCAAACCTCGGTTTTGAAGTCGTGGAAAGAGCTGGGTATAGACGCTGATGAGATAGACGGCCGCACGCGGGCCTCTATGGACGGCCAAGTCTCGGACAAGGTTACGTGGGCAGAGTGGGCGGCGCAGCGCGAGTGGACCCCAGAAGAATTAGAGGAGATGCTCGGGAAAGAGCGTGCGCGCAGAGTTATTCTTGGAGATATATCCTTCTCAGATGCGTTACGAGAGGTGGGTCTCCCCGGGCGACTGGTGGAGAACGTTTCGCTATCACTCGACAGTCAATCTGTATTACGGTGGTTTGAGTCGGGGGTAAGGTCGGAGGGTGCAGAGAATTTCTTAGCAATATCGTCCGACGGTTCGATATTGGGGCATGGGGTTGGGACTCGCACTGCGGTAACTTTGCCAAGGGAGATGCTAGAAAGCTTGCAGGGTGGAATTATTACGCACAATCACCCAAACGGCGCCCCATTCTCGCCGCAAGACATACAGGCTGCGATCAAGCATTCCTTGGGAGAGATGCGCGCCATAACTGAAACGAGGACCTATGTTATGCGGCCAGGCGAGCTTGGCTGGCCGGGATTATCACAATTGCGCAACGAACTGACCCCTTTTCTGTTAGAATATGAGCGACTCAAGGCGGCGGGCACATTTGGATCAGATTTGGAGAAAATCGAATGGGTAAACGCGATGTGGAGAAGTCTCGCGGCCTCTCTGGGAATGAGCTACGCGCGCTTCTAGCGCCAGCGGAAAAGCCCCTGGATGATAGCCGTTTTTTTGAGTTTCTGGAGCTTTCCATTCGGCGACCCGACGCCGACAAGAAAGAAGCAATAAAGCAGCGGCACAATTAAAAGTGCCGCAGCTCGGGGTCGATGAAGTCGACCGCGGTCTGTATCTGGTCGGGCGTTGGCGTGAGCCGCAGCCATGACGCTATCCAGAGCACGCTTTGCTCGGGTTCGTCTATGAGCTGGTCGTAGGCGATATGCCAGCACTTGGGCTGCAAGTCGCGGGCGGCTTGCCATGCAGCGGCGACCTCGGCAACGCGCTGGATACGCTGTGCATATGAGCGTCCAGGGTCTATCGCGTCGGCCTTGGCGGTATCTGAAGCGATGGAGGCCTCTAGCGGCCGATCGACTCTGAGAACTTCGAGTGGTAGCGTCGCTGGATCGTGCCCGAGCCAGCAAAGCGGGGAGTGCTTGAAGCCGGCGCGTCCGCGCGGGCACCCTTCATTGCGCCGCATACGAAGGTAGCCAGGTAGGTCGAAACGCCGGTCTAACAGCGAGTGCACTTCGCGCTGAATGATGAAGTCGTGCAGCCGCACGTCTTCATAGGTTGTATAGCCGCGCACTCCGGGCCGGTTCATAAACCGTCCCATATCTACCCCGAGGTGATGGAGGACACAGGCAACGCAAGACGTGCCGCTGGAGGCGGTGCCCGCTACGAAGATAACGCGACTCATT